TGGGAGCCTGCGGGGTTCTTGTGTGGTACGTGACATCGAATCCCGAGAAGCTGGACCCGGCGATGACGTTAATGAGTGGGCTTGGAGCCGGGCTGGTTCTGGAGTTTTTCCTGGCGATGCTGACGTTAAGCTGGCAGTTTTACTTCAGGAAGAAAGAGTCTACTCCGCAATGAACGGCAGGCTAGCGCGGAAGCTGCGGAAGTATTCAAAGCGAAACTGGATAGAATATGTCCAAGCTGTAAAGGATTGGCCTTTCAGTGCTAGATGGCGTTTGTGCTGGTACATCTTGTTCGGTAAGAAGAAATGAATAAGGGTTTATTTATTACTCTGTCGATATTGGCAGCCATAGGCAATTCATTAAGCGGTTTCTTCAGGACCGATGCGCGGTATATGAGCAGGACACCGCAGATACCGCATCATGGGGGGCGTCATAGATACCGACCACACGCTCCTAATGATGGCAGGTGGCACATGAAATATCACCGGGGAAGGATTTGAGATGTTAGCGCGAGGCAGGTACACAAGGGAAGAGAAGATACTGCTGTTGAGCGGGATAACCCCGGACATATTCAGGAACAAGAACATTATCTTCCCGAAGTGGCTGTACGATCATGGGAAACTGAGCAGCAAGGACTGGGGGAAGGTAGAAGATGCCGATTTATGAGTACAGGTGCAGCCGGTGCGGGTTCGTATTTGAGCGTTTGAGGTCGATAGGTGACAGGGATGAGGTTGCGGTGTGTGATAGGTGTGGTTCGATTTCGGGGCGTTTATTGTCGGCGATTGCCCACGGTCATGTATGGGCGTGGGTTCCTCATCCCGAGGGTTGCAGTCACGAACCTATAAAGGAGAATGACGAGGAGAGGCTTGAGACTCAGTACCAGAAAATGTTGAAGGCTACTGGGATAAAGTGACAAAAGGAGGTCAATATGCCACTACCTACTGAGAGATTAAATCGGCGGAGTTCAAAGAAGGCGATACAGAATGCAATTTCTGCCTGTATCGAGATGATGCACCATGAGCACCCTGACTGGGAAGATGACAGGATTGCTGCTGCCTGCTATGCCGATGCCCGGAGACATGCCGGCGCAGCTAAAGTTCCGAGGAGGTAATCATGTATAACCAAGAAAAAGAACACATAGGAATGTTACAAATACCTGAGACAACTTTGCTGGGTTTATTAGACCTTGAAGGTGGAAGGATTCGGCATGTAGGCATGGACAGGTACGGAATAGTCGATATAATAATCCAGCACCCTGATTTTCCAGAAGTTCAAATTGGAGACAAAATCGCTCCGGTTCCACTTGCATATTGCCAGGAAGTTGATGATAAGGGACATCTAGTTAAATGTGAGCGCATTAAACCTGAAAAGTCAACATTTGACTTTTCATCATGTTGCAAATTCCCAATTTAAAGAATAAGCGAGGTAATCATGCCGAACACAGTTGGTAAAAAGAGAGAACATCAATTAGACAGGACAATGGCCCGGTGGGAGAATGCGGAGCGCGGTACTGGAGGTTTGCGGTGCGTCCGGTACGCGGACTTCATTGAACTCCCCAATGATAGAAAGATTGAGGCACTGAGCGAACCAACGATTCTGATGAATAACGGTGTCGAATCAGTGGTCGTGATGACTGTTGAGCATTATTATGCCATGCTGCCACCCACGGTAAGCAATAAGAGGCAGCCGAGTATGGTCAGGGTAAACGGAGTTCTGTTCCGGGAGGTCGTCTAGTGACGCGGAAAACCATAGATGTAATTCAGGATATCGGCAACCAGGTGTCAACGAAAGAACCAGAGCCAGAAAAATCAAACCCGAAGGGTGCCGGTCGCAAGCGTGGTATCCCTGGTATGAATGAGAGCCGTAAGAAGGTAGCCGAACTCTGGTACAAAGGATATACACAGCCGGAAATATGCGAGAAGACAAGGCTCTCAAAGAAGCAGGTTAGTGACGACATCAAGGTAATCAAGAGGCTTCTTGAGCCGAAGACCATCAGGCAGGTTGAGTATTATCGCAATCAGTCCCGTAACAGGCTGGACATCATAAGGAAGTCGGCTTGGGGAATATATAGCAATAAAAATTCCAGATATGGTGCCCGGGTTGCTGCGCTGAATGTTCTGCTTAAAGTAGAGGAGCTTTCAGCCAAGGTTGATGGCGTGGTAGCCGACAAAGGAACGGCTGGACCCGACAAGAAAGCTGAAGAACTCAGCAAGGAACTGGTCGCCATTGCCAAGGGCAAGAAAGATAACGGGCATAAAGATGTAGAGGTAAGGGAAGTTGCTGATCCCGACTAGAGAGCAAAGAAAGTTGATACTTGAAAAGATAGGCTTCGACCCCACACCCATGCAGGAGCCTATTATCTTCGATGAACATAAAACCATTTTCGTCACTGGCGGTATTCAATCCGGCAAGAGCGAGGTTTCTGCTGCGAGGCTCTCCACTCAATACTGGCTTGGCAAACTGTTCTGGCTCATAGGGCTGGACTACGACCAGTGCCGAAAAGAGTTTGAGTATCTGGTCAGGAATTTCGAGAAGTTGGGTACGGTCAAGGACTGTCACTTCCCAAGCCGTGACCAGTGTCGCCTTGTTGTCGCACCGGATATAGTCATCGAGACAAAATCATCGAAGTACCCTGAGAAAATCGCCCGGGAACCAGTTGATGGGATTATTCTCTGCGAGGCCGGTCAGTTGAACTACGACATATACCGGCGTTCTAAAGAGAGGCTCACGACAAGGGACGGATGGCTATTCGCATCAGGCACTCTCGAACTTCTCGAAGGTGCTGACTGGTATGCGGAGAAGTGTAAAGAACTGAAAATGCCCGAAAATATTGAAGGTGGCGTTTCTTACGCTCTTCCTACCTGGGGTAACACCATAGAGTACCCCGGTGGTAGAGAAAACCCCAAACTTGTAGGTTTCGAGGCAGAGTTCGGTAAAGAATACTTCATGCAGAGGTACGGGGGTGAGATACCAAAGCCTAGAGGTCTTGTAATTCCTGAGTTCAGAGCTAGCCTTCATACCGGGCATTTCCCAATGGATCCGAGCGAACCTGTTTACGTTGGCATAGACCCAGGTCGTTTCCCCAGCGTCTATGCGGTTGAGTTTGTGCAGTTCCTCGGAGACCAGATTTTAGTCTTTGACGAGATATACGTCCAGGACAAGATAGCGGAGCAGGTATGCAAGGCCGTTTCGCAGAAACAATACGCCGAGAAAATCGTGGGCGGTGCCATTGATATTCAGGCGAAGCAACATCACAGCAGGGGCAAGCCAGAATACGACATCTGGCAGAATGAAACCGGGCTGAGGCTGGACAGCAGGAGAATCAGACCTATTGAGGATGGCGTTAATAGATTAAGGTCATTCTTCTACCGTAATCCTCTGACGGATGACATACCTCTGAGGATTGACAATAAGTGTCGCGGTCTGATAAGCGAGCTCGGTGGTTGTAAGTCTCCCTTCGATGGTAGGGGTGCCTGGAAGATGGAAATGGACAACAGGGGGAATATCCTGAGTGGTCGTCCGAGCGACAATAACTGCGATGCTATCAAGGCTCTGATTTATGTTGTCGTTTCAAAGAAGGGTCTGGGAATCCAGCCGAGGAAACGCTCAATCTCATACGTTGATATTTAGGAGTTGGAGTTATGCTTACACTCAATGAAATTAAAGAACTTGTGGCGGAGAAGGGAAAGGATAGCAGGATTGGCAATTTCAGGAGCCTCAGAACTCAACAGAGGAATGATAAGAAGTTCTACGACCTGAAATATGAAATTGAGATACACGGCGACTTCAAGAAGATTAAACTGCCCACGGCTCGGCAGTTGGTTGATACGGCTGTAAGCCACCTGCCTCTTTCAAAACCGGTGGTTGAGGTTATCCCGTTTAAAGAAACCGTCCCCATGAGAGAACATGCTGTTAAGCAGCAGGACTATTATACCGCATTGCTTCTCTGGAATATGCAGCAGGCTGCCAATGTTGTCCAAAATGCGTCAAAAGACATCTTCATAAGGGGTGAGGCTTTCTTAAAAACCCTATGGGATGAGGACGTGATTGGTGCCACTGATGAGTCATCCAAAAAGACAAAGGAAGATATAGAGAAGCTGAACGATTTAAGGCGTTCCCTGATGCTTGAGAAAATGCCACTGCGTATAATCTGCCCTGACCCCATGAACTGCTATCCTCACCCGGACCATATAGACTGCCACCCGGTAGACATGGTTGAGGTCTACAATATACTGGCCGGGCAGGTGCATAGAATCTGGCCGAAATGGAAACAAAGCACTTCTGATAACGTACCCGTCAGGTTGGGTGAATACTGGGCAAATGAATCAGTATGTTTTCTGGCCGATGGTGAACCAGTGCTGGAAGGTGGTGTTGAAAAAAATCCGTACAGGATTGTTCCTTACACTCATGTTTACTCTGGCTACGGTCACAGGGATACGGATGCCACACCTGAAAGTCAGGCAGTCAGCTTAATCACTTACGCAAAGAGTGTGATTGAGCAGAACTGCCGTTATCACGCTTACCTTGACAAAGCAGCAGCCTTCGCCTCTATGCCGATTATTGAACTGCCTGGCGCAAGGTCAGATTACGAAGAAGGTGGCAAGGCAGCACCAAAAACTCCCAAACCCGGCATGATTGTTTATCGCGGTGAAGGCGAAGAGGGTGCCAAGGTAGTCTGGGCAGCTCCCAATCTGCCAGCAGGCATATTGCAGGCCATCGGAGTGACTGAGGGCTTGCTATCAAAAGTCCAGCCGGGCGTTGTCAGGGGAGAGGCACCGAGGGGAATAGAGGCCGGTTATCCGATGGCTCTGATGATAGGAGAGGCCAGATTGCAGTTCGGACTGCCACTCCAAAACCTCCAGATTCTTTTCTCCAGGGCACTGGAGCATGTAAGGCTACTAATTCGTGATGTAGCCAAAGAGGAAGTGCCTATCTGGGGTGAGAAAAGCGTTATCAATCTGTCCCCCGATGATTGCGAGGGAGCTTATCGGGTTAATGTAGAGTTCGATTCTACCACACCGGAAGCTAGGGCTAACCGGGCTCTTATGGGTCAACGGTTGAGACAGGGTGGCAGTATTTCTCTTGAGACTGAACTCAGGGACTATCACAACAACAAGAACCCACATAAAGAGATTAATCGGATTAGAGCCGAGTCACTGGCTGAGCATCCTGCTCTGCAGAGGCTTGCTGCCGTTAATGCTGTCAGAGAGATTGAGGGTGAGCAGGCAGCTCTGACAGTTCAACAGGCTATGGAGGAGGCGGAGGCTGGTGCCACAAGGAAAGCCGAGTCAAGTGGCGGACCGCGTGAAGAATATGAACTACCAGAAGATATACTAGCTCAGGATCTTTCTAGGAGGGGCAAGGCGTTGAGGGCTGAGGAATAACATGTCTAA